ATCCCGGAAGACTCGACCGGGGTTCGGCTCGTGCATAAACGCTGCAACACAGCCCGAGGAAACCGCACGAGAGTCTATGCCCGACTAGCAGATCAGCGGCGAGCCAACGCACGAACGATCGAGCCGCTGGCCGACACCAATGATCGAGCTGAAGAAAAAACGGAAATCCTAATCGACGGCCGCGTTTTTTCTGAGTCATCGCTGACCCCGCCCAAGGCATCGCTGGAAAATCCCCGGAAAACCCCGGGAATCATCGGCATCGGGGGGGAGACTGTGCGATTGCCCCGGCTATTCACGGATCGGCCCGATGACGTGACGGGGAGCTACGGGGGTCTGGCCTGCGAGTGGGCCGCTCGGGTGCTCCGCGTCGAGCTGCGGCCCTGGCAGCGGTGGGCGCTCGATCGGGCGCTAGAGCATCGGGCCGATGGATCCCTGCGCTGGCGGACGGTGGTATTGAGCGTGGCCCGCCAGTCGGGAAAATCCGTCACCGGGCGAGCGGTCTGCGGCTGGCGCCAAAACGCGGGGGGACAGGTATTCGGTGGGGAGCCGCAAACCGTTGTCTCGACCGCGAATAAGTTTCAAACGGCGCTGGAGCTGTGGCAGGGGGCGGCCTACGCAATGCAAGCGGTCTGCCACAGCCGCGTCCGCTGGGCGCGTGGCGCTGAGGAGATCGGCGACCCGAACGGATCACGCTGGCTCGTGCAAGCGGCGACCCCCAATCTCGGGGTCGGCCTGTCGGTGAGTATGGCGCTCGTGGATGAAGCGTGGAACGTGGAACGGGATCATGTCGAGGCGTCACTTGTGCCGACGATGCTGGAGCGGGAATCGCCGCAGCTATGGATCGTCTCCACACAGGGGGACAGCTCCAGCGATCTGCTAGAGGGATACCGCCGGCAGGGGGTGAAGGGGATCGCCGACCCAAACGCGGCGGACGTGCTGCTACTGGAGTGGTCGGCCGATCCCTCAGCGGCCGTCACCGATCGGGACGCCTGGCGACAGGCTAGCCCGCATTGGAGCGATCGCCGGGAGGCATTCATTGCAAGCCAGCTCGATCAGCTCGGAGAAGATACGTTCAGAACCCAGCTGCTAAATCAGCGGGTGGACGCGCTGGGCGGATGGGTGACGCGGAGCCAATGGGAAGCCTGCCAGTCACCGATCGAGCTACAGGCCGGCTCGGAAGCCCCGAAAATCATCGCCGCCTGTGAATACTCCGAGGATGGGAGCCTGTATGCGCTCGTGGTGACACAGCGGATCGGGGATCGGATCGTGGCCCGAACCTACGGCGAGCGAAAAATCGATGAGCTGTGGCGCCGTGTCTGCGAGCTACCCCGATCGGCGCTGCTACTCGTGTCGGTCGGATTCAAGGGCCGGCTACCGCTGGCCCCCTGTGAAACGCGGATGGTCGGGGTGAATGAGCTGCGGCTGGCGACCCGATCCGCCCTGCGGGCGATCGCCGATCGAGTGGTGAGTCACAACGGGGATCCCGAGCTGGCCCGGCACGTCCTTACCGCCGTGGTCGCCTACACCGGGGAGGCCGGCCCCGTTTTGTCACAGCGGCGATCGCCGGGGCCGATCACCTACGCCCGGGCATTGACGTGGTGTATCGGGGCCACGCTGGAGGTCGCAGACGTCAAGCCGGCGCCTCGGGTATATTCCGCGTCATGACCGCTCCCGCCCGCCGCCGACGCTGGGCGCTCCCCTGGCCCCCGGACTGCGAGCCTCCCCCGGGGGAGGATCCCCTGTGGATGGGGAGCTGCGATCGCTGCGCGGGCGCGGGAACGGTCGCGGCGGCCGAGCTGGGGGCCAACCCTGGCTCGGCCCCGTACACCTGTCCGAGCTGCGGGGGCAGCGGAGTAAACGAGACGCACGCCCGGCGGCCGATGCCGTGACGGCTCGGGTCTGGTACTGCCGGAATCGACGCTGTCGGAAGGTGATCCGGACAGACCCGGCGGGCGCGATCGCCCGGGGTTGTCAATGCCGGGTGCCGAAAATCGGCCAGCCAACGATCGTCACCTGGAACCCGTGATCGCCGCCGTCTCACAGACTCAGGGGTGGATCCTGATCACGATCGGCCTGGTGATAGCTGTGGTGGTCATCGCCCGGGCATAGTGTCAAGGGATCGTTGACAGGCTGTGGCTAATCACCTGAATGCCGACACCCTGTATCGGGACTGTGTGATTCAGGGGGAGCGGGCCGCCTGTGAGGGCCGGATGATCGGCGAGAACCCCTACCCCGCCGGCAGCGCCCAGCATGACGGGTTTCGGGACGGCTGGAATCGGGCGATCGAGCACGGCCGATTTAGCGCGGCGGTAGCTGTCCGGCAGATCGTCGCCCGACTGGATAGGTACTCCGTCCGAGTCGATCGGTAGGGTCGCCCGGCGCTCGGATCGCGGGGCGATCCAACAGCCGGAAACGCACGGGGTGCGGGATTCCGGGGAAACCGATTCAGGAGGTCGCCCCTATGCGCCTGTTCGCACGATCCCGAGAGATCCCGACTCCCGCCGCTCCCCGAGTGAATGGCGCCCTGGCCCCGATCACGTTCCCGAATGATCCGCTGATCCGCGTATCCCGCGAATCGGCGATGAGCCTATCGGTCGTCGCCAACGCCCGGCACGTCATCGTCGGCATCGCGCAACAGCTCTCCGTCGATCGGATCCGAGGCGACGATGAGATCCTAGAGCCGGGCACACTTCTCACACAGCCCGACCCCGATGAAACGTGGCCGGCCACGATCGGCCAGACAATCGACCAGCTCATATTTTTTGGGGACTGCTACTGGCTCGTGCTGCGGCGTGACGCTGAGGGATTCCCGAGCCGGGCGCGTGTCCTGCCGGCCGGCAGCGTGGCCGCCCGCCTGAGCAACGATTACAGCCGCTTTAGCCGGATCGATGAATACGTGATCGGCGGCCAAGACTTCCCGCCGACTGCCCTGATCCACTTCAAAAGCCCGGGCGGCGGGGTGCTGCGGGAATCCGCCGCCCTATTGGTCGATTCGCTGACGCTGGCCGACGCGGCGACCCGACATACCACCGTCGCCCTGCCGGCCGCGATCCTCACCAACGAGGGCCAAGAGGTCGGCCCCGAGGATGCCAAAAAGATCGTGGCCGAGTTTGACGCGGCCCGGCTGCGCGGGGAGACGGCTTTCCTCCAGTCAATGCGATACGAGCGGGCCAGTCTGGACGCGGCCGATCTCCAGCTCATCGAGGCGTTAGCGACAATGGACACGCGGCTAGCCCGGGCGATGAATGTCCCCGTGTCGATCGTCGGCGCCTCCCCGACCGGGCAGGCCAGCGCACAGCTTTACGCCAACGTGGTAGCGGCGCTCACACAGGTGGTGCAACAGGCAATAGCTCCGCATCTCAGGATCGTAGAGGACACGCTGGGGACGATCCTGCCACGGGGCCAGCGTGTCAGTTTCAATACTGGCGACTGGCTCCGCTTCGCACAGGTCGGATCGCCGATGACCGGCCTCAGCTCGCCGACCCCCGTATCTCCCACCGGAACGGAGCTGCAATGAGACTGACACTCGACCCGATCCCGCTTGAGATCACGGCGGCCGCCGATGCTGGCGCCCCGGATGATTCCCCGCCCCGGCGGCGGATCGCCGGCCTGGCCGTGCCCTATGAAGTGGAAGCCCGGATAGGGAATCGCCTCGTGACGTTCGCGGCCGGCAGCGTCACCGTGGACGGATCACCGCCGCTATTGCTCGGCCACGATCCACAGCGGCCGGTCGGGGTACTCGTGTCCAGCACGAGTGACGACACTGGCCTGCGAGCCACCTACGCGATCGACCCCACCCCCGAGGGTGATACGGCGCTCGTGCAAGCCGCCTCGGGGAGCCGGCGCGGCCTGTCTGTGGGCGCTGACGTAGACGCCTGGGATGAGGCCGAGTCAGATGACGAACGAATGCGCGTCACCGCCTGCCGGCTGGCAGAAACGAGCCTGGTAGCCCTGGCCGGCTACAGCTCGGCTGGAGTCGATCAGATCGCCGCCCAAAAACCGACTGGAGGAACGATGCCCGATCATCCCCCCGAGCCACGGCCCGAGCCACAGCCGCCCGAGCCAGAACACCCCGAGCCTGATCCGGTTGGCCCGGTCGCCCGAGCTGCCGCCCCGCCGGCCGTGATCACCGCCGCCCGGGAGCGGCCTGTTCGGCTGGGCGAGTATGTCCAGACCCTCGTTCGGGCCGAGCGTGGCGATCGCCTCGCCCGAGAGTGGATCGAGGCGGCGCTTGTGCGGGAGAACCTGTCCACCAACCCCGGGGTAGTGCCTCTCGCCTACGTGTCCGAGATGATCGACTGCCTGGGGTTTGACCGGCCCCTGTTCGACGCAATGACGCACGCCGAGATGCCCAGCGCAGGGATGACCATACGCAGACCGGCGATTACTCAAAGGCCAGATGGCGGGTGGATTAGCGATGTCGATCCGGCGCCGTCCAGCCCCGTTCGGATCGGCGACGATGACCAGACGATCCTTCAGTGGGCCTGGGCCGGCGCCGCGAGCGTGGCGCTCGTGGAACGCTCAAGCCCGAGCTACGTCGAGGAAGTGTTCCAGCAGGCAATCAAGAGCTACTGGCGGGACGTGGAAGCCGCGATCGCGGCCGCGTTCCCAACGGCCGCCAGCACGATCACGGCGGTCGGCCCGGCGGTGGCCGCCTATATGGGCGCCTACCGCAGCTATCCGGATCTGCTCGTGGTCGGCGGGGAAGCCTATGGCAAGCTGATCGACGCGCAGGGGGCGATGGCGTTTTCCAGTGGCAGCGTGGACGCCAAGGGCAACGCCAACTATGCCGGCCTGACGGTGGTGGCATCGCCCGACGTGGCCCCCGCTGACGGCTGGGTGACAAGCCGCGATTTCCTGGAGGTACGGGAAACACAGCCGCTCCGGTTGACGGTCGCCAACGTGGAAACCCTGTCCATGGAAATCGGCGTTACCAGCTTCTACGTTCAGACCCGGCTATGCGAGGATCTGGGCGGGATCCCGGGCGCTGTCCGGATCACCCCGTTCACGCCGATCGGAACGGCGCAACAGCCAGCTAGCCGGGAATCTCGCAAGTAGCCCAGCCGGCCTGGCCGGGGCGCCCCCTAGTATCTGCGGCTAGGGGGCGCCCACAGCTCCGAGAGGATTCCCGAATGCCCGTTGACTGGATCACCACCGATGACGTGCAAGCGTGGCTAGGGCCGCTGGCCGACCCAACGCGGCTGGCCGACTCCACCGCCGCCGCCAAAAAGTACGTGGAAGACAGGCGCTCCGATCTCGATCTGATCGGGTCGCCCGATCCACCGCCGGCCGACGTCAAGCTGGGGACGACGATCTACGCCGGCCTGATCTACCAAGCCAAAGCCAGCCCGACCGGATACGCGGCCTATGGCGACGGCGCGATCGATCTGCCCGGCGACTCGCAGCAAGCCTATATGCGGGCGATGCGGCTAATCGGGATGCGGCGCCCGGTGGCGATATGACCGCCGCCGAACCGCGTGACGCGGTCGATCTGATCACCACCGCGCTCGATCAGATCGTCACCGCGATCGAGGCGGCCGGGATCGCGGCGACCCGTGATCCCGGCGATTTCCAGCCGCCGGCCGTGATCGTCGGCCCGCCCACGATCACCGGGGCGGCCACGATGCAATCGATCGGCCTCACCGTCCCCGTCTACATCGTCACCCCCGACCCCGGCCAGCCGGGACTGGATTGGATGCTCGCACAGGTCGCCACGCTACTCCCCGTTTTCGGGGAGACAGCGGCCGAGCCGACAATCTGGACTGGCCCCCTAAACGCGGCTGGCCTGCCGGCCTACGTGATCACCGTCCGGGCCAACGTTTCCACCACCTATACGGAGAGGATTTACGATGCCATTCACCGATAGTCGCCTGGGGCCGGGCACACTGACGCTCGGCACCGTTCCAGCGGAGTACGGGTTTCAGGTTTCCGCCCTGGCTTTGACGCCAGCGGTGGATGAGACGGACGGAACGCCGACCCTGGCCGAGCCAGATCCGGCCCCGCTGATGACCACGGACTACACACTCGACGGGACGGCGATCATGGATTTCACCGATCCCGCCGGCCTCTCCCGCTACGCCTACGACAACGACGGCGATATCGTCGATTTCGAGTGGGTGCCGAACACGTCATCGCCGGCCACGCTGACCGGGCAGGTACAAATGCGGGCATTCCCGATCGGCGGCGCGGTCGGCGAACAGGTGACGCAGGATTTCAGTTGGCCCTGCCAGTCAAAGCCGACGTGGACGGACACGCTGGGCCGCGAGACTGAGGCGGTGGCCGAGTGATCCAAATGACCGGCACGATCAGCTACCGGAACGGCCGCACCGAACAGATCGAGATCACCCAAAGGGAATGGTCGGATTGGGAACTGTGGGCGCTCAAGCGTGGCATCCCGTCACAGGTGAGCGAAGGGACGGCGATGACGTGGACGCGATTCCTCGGCTATGCGGCCGCCATGCGGGCCGCCGGCCTACCCCGCCGGGAATGGCCCGCGTTTGAGGATTGGGAAGCCGATGACGTGACACTGGACACGCCCGATGACGGCCCGGTGATGGCGGCGGCCGACCCTTTCCCCGAACGAGTGTCTCCCGAATGATCGCCAGCCTGGCGATCGCCACACAGATCCCGCCATCCGCACTACTGGAGGAAACCCCCGAAATGCTGGCGACGATGGTAGAGCTCGTGACGAAAAGGGCGGCCCGCTAGGTGGCCCGCCAATCGTTCACCTGTGACACGCACGATCTGACCGCCCTGATGCGGGGATTGGGGAAGGTGGAAAAGAGCCTGCGGGATGAGGCGAACGTTCGGCTCCGAAACGCGGCTGGCGTGGCCGCCGGCCAGCTCGTGACGGAGCTGCAACGATCGGCCGCCAGCTCGCCGACGCCACAAGCCCGGATCGTGGCGCAGGCCATCCGCGTCAAGCGGGATCGGCTCGTGGCCGTCGAGGTCGGCGGGAGCCGGAAGGTCGGCAGCCGGGGGACGGCGGCCGGCGCGATCCTATGGGGATCCGAGCACGGCGGCCCTAACTTCGTCGCCAATGCCGGCGGTGACTACTGGATCCGCCCGGCCGTCCAGCGATACACAGCCGGCGGGGCGCAGGGCGCCTATCTGGCCGCCGTGAATCAGATCCTCCGAGACGCGGGGATCCTCTAGTGGCCGGCATGTCATCCGTGGTGATCCGGATCGGCGCCGAAACCGCGCAGGCGGTCGGCGCGATCCGAAACGTGGACAAAGCCCTAGGCGACACGCAGACCAGCGGCCAAAAGCTACAGGCCGGGATCCAACGGGCGGCGGTGCCCGCCGCGATCGCGTTCACCGCCCTGTCGGCGGCCGCCGTGTCCAGCGCCAAAGCGGCCGCTGAAGACGCGGCCAGCCGGGAAAAGCTGGAAAGCCAGATCCGCCGATCGACGGGCGCCACCGACGCGGCGATCAGCGCCAATAACGCCTACATCGATTCGATGATGCGACAGACCGCGATCGCCGACGATGAGCTGCGGCCGGCGATGGCCCAGCTCGTGCGGGCCTCGGGTGACGTTCACGAATCCCAAAAGCTGCTAGCCCTGTCGGCCGATCTGGCGGCCGCCACCGGGAAGCCGCTGGCGACTGTCACGGCGGCCGTCGCCAAAGGCTATGCCGGCAACGCGGCCGGCCTCAAAAAGCTCGTGCCCGGCCTGTCCGACGCGGCCGTGAAATCAAAGGACTGGGCCAAAGTCCAGTCGGAGCTAAACGCACAGGTCGGCGGCGCCGCCGCCCAATCGGCCGAGACGGCCAGCGGCCAATACAAGCTCATGACCATCGAAATGGATGAGCTACAGGAGTCGATCGGGGCCGGATTGCTGCCGATCCTTCAGGCGGTGCTGCCAGTGTTCACGCGGTTTGCCGGCATCGCCGGCCAGCACCCCGGCGCGATCCTGGCCGTGGCCGGCGCCGTCGCCGCCGTCGCCGCCGCCATCCTGGCCGCCAACGCGGCCATCCGCGTCTACACAACGGCGATGACGATCTACAACGCCCGAACCAAAATCGTCGCCGCCGCCACGCGGGTATGGGCCGCCGCACAGTGGCTACTGAATGCGGCGATGAGCGCAAACCCGATCGGGATCGCCATCATCGCTGTGGCCGCATTGACCGCCGGGGTGGTGCTGGCCTACCGCCACTCCAGCCGATTCCGCGAGATCGTCCAGTCGGCATTCGCCACCGCCAAACAAAACGCTGTCCTATTGCTCGGCCCGATCGGGCTACTGATCCGAGCATTCCAGCTTTTGTATGAAAAGTCGGGCACCGTCCGAGCGGCGGTGAAGGGGGCGATGGACGCGATTACCGCCGCCATCGAGGCGGTATTGGACGCGGTGAATCGCCTGATCGGGGCGCTCGGGCGCATCCACGTCCCCTCAATCGATCTCCCCGGCCCGCTGGCCCTGCCCGGCGGCGCGAGCGGGCCGGCCTCGAGGTCGGCCGGCGGTGGCCCGGTGATAAACGTCTCGATCTCGGGGGCGATCGATCCCGAGTCGACGGCGCTAGCGATCCGCCGCGTGATGGAACGCTATGACCGCCGCCGCGGCCAGCGACCCCTGGGGGGCTAGCCGTGGTCGTGACGGTGACAATCCGGGGGACAGCGATCCCGCCCGCAAACGTGCTGGCCGACGTGACGATCCGCTCCGGCCGCACCCGAGCCGATGACGGCCTGGCCGCCGCCAGCGCCACCGTGGAAGTCGTCACCCCCGATCCGGCCGGCGCCGCCGTCTCGATCGCCGACCAGATGAAAATCACCGTGGACGGCCATGCCCGCTTCACCGGGCGCGTGTCCGAGGTGGTGCGGGCGCCCGCCTCGGATCCCGATGACACGTCATTCACGATCGTCGGCATCGGCCAGATCGCCCGCCTGCCACGCGTCCAGATCCCGCTACCGCTGGCCGCCAC